GCTACAGCAGATGGTGGAGAAAAGAAAAGCCCCCTTGTTGCAACATTGGAAAATCTAAGAAAGGACATCTTGCAATATTCAGATAGATTGATGCTAAACCCAAAGGCAATATCACAATCAAAAACCATAAAGGAGGAAAACGGGCAGAGCTTGGCAGAGGTGTTAAAAGAAATTGGCAAAAAGCAATCTTAACGTAGTGATGAAATACGCTGAAAGCATTGTAAAGGGATCCAAGGTTTCATGCAAGGAAATGAAACAGTGTTGTCAAAGATTTTTAGAAGATTTAAAAGACGCAAGATGGGAATTCAAAATTGACGATGCGGAATTCGTTATCAGAATTATAGAGCATACCTTCTGCCATGCTCAGGGAGAAAAGCAAGACGGAAGCCCATTGAGAGGTACCCCGTATTTATTAGAACCGTTTCATAAATTTATCATTTACAATCTTTTAGGATTTTTTGTCGCCGGGACAAAAATCAGAAGATTTAAAGAAGCATTTATTTTCATTCCAAGAAAAAATACCAAAACAACATTTATCGCTTCTCTTTCTTGGGCACTGGGGCTACTGGAAAGGCGAAGCGGATCGAAAGTATATATTGTCAGTGCGGCGTTAAAGCAGTCATTAGAAAGCTTTGGATTCATCCTTTATAATTTGCGCGGATTCAAAGAAAGTGGCGGTTTTAGGATTATAGATAACAATCAAGAACATAGCATTGCCGCAGACCTCGGAGACGGTTCTTTATTTATACAAGCTTTAGCAGCAAATCCGGATAGGCAGGATTCATTAAACTGTAATATCGCAATCGCAGATGAAATGCATGCCTACAAATCGCCTAAACAATATAACATTATAAAAGAAGCTATGAAAGCCTATACCAATAAATTGATGATAGGGATTACAACTGCGGGAGACAGCATGAATTCATTTTGTTATAACAGATTAGTATATTGCCAAAAGATTTTAAACGGGACTGTGAGAGATGCGGCGGCAGATGCATATTTTGTATTTATTGCAAAAGCAGATCAGGATGAGAATGGAGATGTAGACTATCTAAACCCGAAAATCCATGAGATGGCTAATCCGGGTTATGGAGTGACGATCCGTCCACAAGATATTATGAACGACGCTTTGCAGGCGCAAAACGATCCACAGCAAAGAAAAGATTTCTTGGCAAAATCACTAAATATATACACATCTGCGTTCAAAGCATATTTTAACATTGAGGAATTTAAGAAAAGCGATCGGAAATATGAATGGACTTTATCTGAATTGGTGAGGCTTCCCGTTCAATGGTACGGCGGAGCAGACTTGTCAAAATTGCATGATTTAACATCAGCCTCTCTATATGGTACATACAAAGACGTTGATATTATTATTTCACACGCATTCTTCCCGATAGTGGCGGCGCATATTAAAGCAGACGAAGACAATATACCGTTATTTGGATGGAAAGACTCCGGGTGGCTGACAATGAGCAATTATCCCACTGTAAATTATTCCGAAGTTGTAAATTGGTTTGTAGAAATGCGCAAAAAAGGGTTTAAAATCAAACAAATCGGGCATGATAGAAAGTTTTGCAGAGAGTATTTTATAGGAATGAGAACTGCTAAATTTAATGTTATTGATCAGCCTCAATATTATTATAAAAAATCCGAAGGGTTTAGACGCATTGAAAATAAGGCTAAAAACGGAAAACTATATTATCTTCACAATGAAGCTTTAGAATACTGCATAGAAAATGTCAGCGCTATTGAAAAAACAGATGATATGATCATGTACGAAAAAATAGAACCTAAAATGAGAATAGATATGTTTGATTCCTCTGTTTTTGCTTGCGTTAGAATGTTGGAAAATATGGAAAAACAGGAGAAATACAAAGGATGGTTTGATTAAAAACGGGAAGAGGTAGCAGATGGCAAAGAAAAAGAAAAATAAACTAAAAAAAAGAAGCGAAACGATAGGCTGGTTCTGCTCTCCAGAAGCTTATGAAACCCTTTGCGTTTCCGGATACTCAAAGCTATCCGATAATCCAGAAGTACAAATGGCAATCAACTATATAGCTGATTTGATTAGCGGGATGACAATTTATCTAATGAGAAACACAAGCAACGGAGATATTAGAATAAAAAATGAGCTGTCCCGTAAGATTGATATTGAGCCTTATAAAAACACAACCAAAAAAACATGGATGTATCAAATCGTTAGGAATATGATGCTATATGGAAATCAAGTTGTAATTCCAAAAACGGAAAACGGATATTTAATAGACTTGCAGCCTATTTCCCCCGCTGAAACATCGTTTATACAAGATGGGGAAGAATACTGGATACTATACAGAGGGAAAAAATATTTACCAGACGAAGTACTGCATTTCTTAATTAATCCAGATCCAGAAGCAATTTGGAAAGGAATGGGTTATAAAACTCCGTTAAAGGATATTGTGCACAATTTAAGACAGGCAGAAGCCACCAAAAAGGGCTTTATGGAAAGCAAATGGAAACCTTCGTTGATTATAAAAACAGATGGATTAATTGATGAGTTTTCCAGCAAGGAGGGAAGAAAAAAGCTATTAAGAGAGTATATAGAAACAAGCGAAGCTGGAGAACCTTGGGTTATCCCAGCAGAACAATTTGAGGTAGAAGTCGTTAAGCCCCTATCCCTGGAAGACTTGGCTATCAATGATGCGGTGACCATAGATAAAAAAACAGTAGCCGGAATACTAGGGGTTCCGCCTTATGTGGTGGGAGCAGGTGAATACAATACTGAAGAACATAGACATTTTATAGATAATTATATCCGCTCAAAAGCCCAAATCATTGAACAGGAACTTACAAAAAAACTCCTATACTCGCCTGACCTTTATTTCTATATGAACAGTCGGGCGCTGTACTCCTATAATATGAAAGAGCTTTCGGAAGTAGGAGAAAGCTTATATGTCAGGGGAATTGTGACAGGGAATGAGGTAAGAAACTGGATTAGTATGCCGCCGAAAGATGGACTGGATGATCTGGTAATCCTGGAAAATTATATACCACGCGGAATGATCGGAGAGCAAAGCAAACTGATGGGAGGTGAAAAAGATGGATAAATCGGAAAGACAGGTAAGAAGCTTACTGACTAAATTTGAAACAAGAGAAGAAGAAAACGGAGATCCTGTTATTGAAGGATACTTTTCGGTATTTGACAGCGACTATCAGCTTTGGGAAGGAGTGTCTGAAAGCGTAGCACCTGGTGCTTTTTCAGAAACGCTGGGAAATGATATCAGGGCTTTAATTGACCATGACCCACGGCTGGTATTGGGAAGGTGCAAATCTGGAACGTTGAAGCTAAGAGAAGACAGCAAAGGATTGTGGGGAAAAATTAAAATAAACCGGAACGATACAGACGCGATGAATCTATATGCACGCATTAAACGTGGAGATGTAGATCAATGCTCTTTTGGCTTTAATATTTTAGATCAAGATTTAACTCAAAGAGACGGCGGAGTTCATTGGACAATAAGAAAAGTGGATTTACATGAGGTTTCTGTAGTGACGTTTCCGGCTTACGAAGAAACAACGGTTACAGCTCGAAAACAGGACTACGAAGAAATTCAAAAAAGAAAAACGGAAATTTGGAAAAACGATATAAGAAAAAAATTAAAGGGAGAAAAACAAAATGGCGCTAAAGGTATTAATGCTTAGAAAAAAATTGGACGAAAAAAAAGCGGCCTTAGAAGCTGCAAGAGCGGCCCTCAAAGACCTGGAAAAAAGGGAAACAGAGCTGGAACAAGACATTGAAGAAGCAAAGACGGATGAAGAAAAAAAGGTTGTAGAACAGGCAGTAAATGATTTTGAAAAAGATAAAGAAAAAAATCAGGAAGACGCCAAAGGCCTAGAAAATGAAATTGAATCTATAGAAAAAGAAATAGGGGAATTGGAAAGGGCGCAAAAAGCAACGCCGGCAAGCGCAAAAAAAAGGGGAGGAATAAATGAAATGGAAGATGAAGCAAAATATACTTACAGAAGCGAGATGAAAATAAAGTCGCGTCGGAGATTGTTCGACACATTACCCATAGAACAGAGAAAAGCCATCGTAGCGCAAGAAGATGTTAAAAGCTTTTTAACAGAAATTAGGGGAATTAGCAAGCACAGAGGGCTTACAAATGCCGATTTAACAGTACCAGTTATTATGCTAGACGTTATCAGAGACAATATTGAAAGATATTCAAAACTGATAAATGTAGTAAATATGAGGCAGGTTGCAGGGGAAGCGCGGCAAAACATAGTCGGAACGCCTCCGGAGGCGGTATGGACGGAAATGTGCGCATCCATCAATGAATTAGGATTTGCGTTCAATCAAATCACAGTAGATGGATATAAGGTCGCTGGGTATATACCTGTATGCAATTCTATTTTGGAAGATTCCGATATTAACCTGTCAGCCGAAATTATTGAAATGCTGTCTAAATCTATTGGACTAGCATTAGATAAAGCAATTTTGTACGGAAAAGGTTCGTCTGGGAAGATGCCTACAGGGATTGTCACCAGATTGGCACAAAGCGTCAAACCATCTGATTATCCATCCAGAGCCCCAGAATGGCAGGACTTATCTACAAGCAATATTATTAAGATGCCAAACAATTTAACAGATAAAAACTTTTTCTCCGAATTTATTCTAAATGGGGCAAAAGCTTCCTCTGATTACAGCACAGGAAATAGATTTTGGGCTATGAGCGAATCTACATTAGCCAAGATTGTATCAAAAGCATTGACATTTAACGCTAGCGGGGCCATTGTAGCGCAAGTGAATAACACAATGCCTGTAATTGGAGGAAATATCGTCACATTAAACTTTATGCCGGACGGAGATGTTATAGGCGGATATGGCGATATGTACTTATTGGCGCAAAGGGCAGGCATTAGAATTGATCAGTCAGAACATGTGATGTTTATTCAGGACAATACTGTATTCCGCGCTAAAGCAAGATATGACGGTATGCCTATCGATCCGGAGTCTTTTGTGGCAATCAATATCAATAACGCAGAAGTTACAACGACAATGGAGTTTGAACCAGACAAAGCCAATAACACTATATCAGAAATTTGAGCATTGAGGGAAAACAAGTGGATGAAACAAAAGTGATCTTGTTAAAGCATGACTTACAAATATTGCATGAAAAGCAGGATGAATACTTAAAGAACCTGTTGGATATGTCCGCATCCATGATAAGGCGAGAAGGCATTGAATTAACAGAAGATATTGAAGATGTTGGATTGCAAGTGATGTATGCGGCATATTTATACCGGCACCGTGCAGAAAAAGAAAATGCGATGCCCCGAATGCTGCGGTATGCCTTAAACAATAGACTGCTGTCACAAAAAATGAAAACAGAAACCCCGGATCCAGATCTGGAACCGGGGCCGTCCCCTGAACCAGAGCCAAATCCAGAACCCGATTTGGAACCAGAAGAGGTGATCTAAATTTTACATAGTGACGGGATTGTAACGATTTACGATTTGCGGGACGGGTCAGCGCCAGACAAACGCAAATTAAGAGAAAAAAGCCAGCATTGGTATGGAGAAAGGACAGTAGGCGTTACGAGGCTTTATGCTGCCAAGCAAGCAAATTGTACAGTTGATATGCTGCTTGAAATTTGGGAAGATCGGGAAATAAAAACAAATCAATATGCCATTCCAGAAGATGGGCAGCAATACAGGATTACAGAAGTGCAGCATACATTAAATGACGCCGGATTGAAAATATCTCTTTTGACATTGGAAAGGATGCAAAAAAATTATGAATTGGAGCAGGATATGGAAGATATCAGAGGCGCTCAAGAAAGTAACGGATAAAGTATATCATTTTGACGGCGGAGGGTCAGAAGCCCCTTATATTGTATGGGGAGAAGATGGGTCGACAGATGAATTTTATGCCGACAACAAATTGGAATCCAGATTCATTACAGGAACTGTGGACTATTTCACCAAGAATACAGAAGATCCGAATCTGGAAAAAATTGAGGATGCTATAGAATCCATTGGAATGATATATCATCTTAACAGTGTGCAATATGAGGACAATGCGGGAATAGTACATTATGAATGGACGTGGAAGCACGGGCAAAGTAGAGCCGAGTGGAATTGACGGAACTATACTATATTTGCAAAACCTAAAAAATACATCAGAAACGATTATAAAAGAAGCTGTATATGAAGGCGCAAAAATTTTAGCAGATGAAATCAAGCGCGGACTGGTTGAAAATTTAAATAGCACTGAATCGGTATCTAAAAATGGGAATGGGAAAAAGAAAACAACTAATTCTAGCGGAGACTTGATAAAATCATTTGGGATTGCCCCTATTAAAAAAATGAATAATTGGGAGATAAACACAAGAATCGGATTCCACGGAAAAGATAAAAAGGAAACTGCAAATCAGTTAAAAGCCAGAGCTATGGAGAGCGGAACGAGTAAGCTTAAAAAAAGACCGTTTGTGCGTCCTGCGGTAAACCGATGCAAAAGTAGAGTAAGGGCCACAATAGACAATCAAATCAGGCAAGAAATTAAAGGAGTCGCAAGAAAGGGATGATTAAATGGCAGGAGTTGGATTAGCAATACCAATCGCAGCAAGATATATAGACGATGGAAACGGAAACATTTCATACCAAAATGGGCTAAGATTTGCTAAAGCGGTAGAATTTTCTACAGAATTTGGAGACAACAAAGCCAATAATCTTTATGCGGATAACGGGATAGCCGAAACACAGAATATGTTTTCAGGCGGAACTTTAACACTAACAACAGATGATTTGGATAATGAAGCCAGCAAATTAATTTTAGGAATCACCGAGAAAGAAATTACATATAATGGGAAAAAAGTTTCTGTCTTAGTAAATAAAGCAGATGACGTAAGCCCTTATTTAGGATTTGGAGTTACTATAAAACGGCAAAAGGACGGAAAAGCAATACACACGGCAGTAATTCTTCCAAAGGTATCTTTTAGCGTTCCTGCCGATTCAGCAACCACTCAAGGAGAAAGCATCGAATGGAAAACACCTTCTTTGTCCGGCACCATTATGCGTGATGATACACCTGAGCACAATTGGAAATATAGAGCAGACTTTCAGACCGAAGCCGCCGCAGTAGAATTTATCAAATGGTTTTTAAAAATGCTGCCGGCATCTTTAACCATAACCAGCGAGCCGGGAACAATAAAAGGGACTACTCAACTAACAGTATCACCAGTAAAGGGAGGCGAAAGCATCTACAAATATTTATTGGGAATAGAGGTTTACACGCCGGACAAAGGGAGCGAAACGACAGAAAATTATCAGGATTGGGACGGGCTGTCTGAAATAGAAGCAGAGCAAGGGCAAAAAATATTATTAGTAGAAGTGGATAGTGATGGAAAAATTCAGCGGGCCGGAATAGCAGAATTGCAAGTAGCGGAAGAAGACGCGCCAACAGAGGGAGAAGAAATAGTAGTCACAAGAACTGTAGCGAAAAGAGGTAAATAATGGGCAAAAGAATAATAGAAACAGAAATAGATGGGAAAAAATATCCATTAAATTTTTCTATAAAAGCCGGAGTTTTATTTGCTGAAAGATATGGATCGGTAGAAGATACATGGGAAAGTATCAGCAAAAAGACCCAAACAGAGCAATTAAGAGAAATTTGTTGGATGTTGCAAACTTTAATAGAACAAGGATTTGCTTATCAAAAGATTTTTGAAGAAAGACAAAATCAAATACCTGAAAAAATTCCAACAGCCGAAGATTTAGAAATTATGATGGGATTTATGGAATTTTACCGGATGCAGGATGAAATACAAAAAGCAATGTTAGCGGGAATTTCTCCAGAAGTGCAGGTTGAACTGAAAAAAAAAGCGAAGAAGAAAACCGAAGAAGTAGTAAAATCGACGCAGAAGGCTATATCTGGTGTGAGTATTACCGGATAAAAATCGGATTAGACAGGCAAGAATATAACGCTATGCCAATAGGACATTTTAATGATCTGGTGGCGTGCTATTTTATTGAACATGGGGCGAAACAAAAAAAACGGATAAAATCAGATGGAATACAATCATCCATTGATGAACTTTTTCCAGATTTAGCTTAGGAGGGCAACGCATGGCAAATGATGTAAATATAAAATTAGGAGTAACCGGAGAAAAGGAATTAAGTGATGCGTTAGATAATATAACCGCAAAGCTAAAGGTGAATAAATCTGAATTAGCCCTTGTAACCGCTGAATATGGAAAAAATACGCAGTCAATAGATGGAATGACAAAAAAAGGAGAAGCTCTGCAAAGAATAATTGCTTCCCAATCAGAAAAAACAAAACTTCTATCTGATGCCTTAAAAAAAGAAATAGCTCAAAGCGGGCTATCCGCTAAAGCTACGCAAGAAAAACAAGCCCAATTAAACAGGGCGCAGGCTGAATTGATTAAATACACCAAAAATTTGAGAGATAATGCCGATGCTATCAAAAAAGCAGAACAAGCAGAAGAAGACGTGTCGGACGCTATTGAGGGAACCACAGACGCTATCGAAGATGCGGCAAATGCAAGCGAGGATTTTTCTGAACAATCAAAAAAAGCTGGAGATTCAGCAAATAAAAGCACCAAAGGCATAGGGGCAATGACAATAGCCCTTGGCGATTTAGCAGCCAAGGGAATTGAAAAGGCAATTACTGGACTTATTAGCTTGACTAAAGAGATGCAGGAATATAATTCTGATACCGCAAAATTAGAGCAAAACGCTAGGAGCGCAGGAGTCGGAATGGCAACCCTTGAAAAAGAAATGATGAACTTAAATTTTATTACAGGGGAAACAGATTCCAATATCGAAGCGTTATCAAATTTGATGCAAGCAGGGTTCAAAGATAACAATTTAGGAGAAGCGGTGGAAGCTCTTTCTGGCGCTGTAATCAAATTTCCGGATACGTTAAAGATTGAAAGTTTGGCAGACAGCTTGCAAGAAACCCTTGCCACGGGAAAAGCTACAGGACAATTTGCAGAAATGCTGGGAAGGATGGGAATTGAGGTTGAGAAATTTGATTCTGGCCTACAAAGAGCCATTAAATCTGGACGCGAGCAACAATATGTATTGAATATTCTTGCAAAAACAGACTTACCGCAAGTCACACAAGAATACAACAAAATGAATGAAGAACAAAGGGCTTATTCTGATGCTCAATATAAACTTACTGAAAGCATGGCGGATTTGTCTAAAAAAACAATGCCTGTTATGGCGGAAGTTATTACCGAAATAACAGCGTTATTAGATGAACACGCAGACTCGGTAGAAAGCATCATTGGGCTAATCGCCGCGATCGCCAATATTATTTTAAATATTATTGCTGTATTGGCAATGGTTCCGGCTCCTGTTTGGGCTATTTTAGCTACAATCATAGCAACGGTTACGGCAATTATGAAAGCACAGGAAGCGCTTTCCGGTGTAAGCGAAGCTCTGAAAATTTTTACAGGCGGTCTATCACCTGCACAAATGAAGATACTACAAATTATCACGATAGTAACCGCACTAGCCAGCGTATTAGCCCTTCTTGCAATGCTGTGGCTTTCTATCAAGGAAGGTTCTGACAAAGCTGTATCATCAATGGAGAGAATGAAAAACATTCAGATTGCTCCACCCACGGTAAGCACCCCAAAAGTTAAAAACGCCTATGCTAAAGGCACTTTTAGCGCCGCAAACGGCTGGGCGCTGGTTGGAGAAGATGGGCCGGAATTAGTTGCTTTTTCCGGAGGAGAAAGAGTGTATAACGCACGGAAAACAAGATCCATACTTGAAAGTGGGATAAGTACAGGCGGAGGGACACAAATTGGAACGCTGAATATATACCCAAATGCCAGCCAATGGAACCAGCTAATGAATTTGTTACAGCAATCCCAAAGAGCCAGACATGACAGCAGAATGAAATAAAATAGGTGATGAAAATATGCCAACAGCGACCGTATACGCAAATAGAGCATCAGAAGTAAGCAGTGTAAGCGGAACCACTGTTCAAAACCCATCTAGCTTGCATGTTGCCTATAAAGGAGCAAGCAGCTCAAAAGAGACACAATATGGCGTTTTAGGCTTTAATGTTCCTCAAAGTTTATGGGGAAAGCAAGCAATTTCCGCTACTCTTACCGTGCCAGCAGATGGGCTAGGCGTTTTATATGCAGACGCATCGGCGCTGCTTTTTAATAGCCCAAACGATCTAAATGTGGCAAAGATAACATATGATGATATACATGAATTAAAAATTAAGAGATCAGGGCTTAATGATGCTGGAAGTTCTGGAATGATAGGGGAAGGCAATAGAAAGCAAATGTACTCATCCGGATATCCAGGAGCCGCCGCATTGATGTTAAATGCAATTTTGTTGTTGATAAGTCTTAGAGGTGGATCAAACAAAACGTATTATATGGATTTATACCAAAACCCATATATAACAATCAATTATTCCGATTCTGTATCTATTGATGTAGTACAGCAAACTGAAGATTTGGGGTACAGAGATCCAAAAAAAAATAATGAGTTTTATAGGATAAATTTTGGTTTAAGCATTATAGGTGGAACGACAGTAACAGCGGCAAAAATGAAATGGAAAGTATCAGGAGCATCAACATACACAGAAACCCCGCTGACAATAAGAGAGGACAAAAGATATGCTTCCATAGATGGCGAATGGAGAGGAAAGCAAGCTGTTTGGGCTCCGGCGAATACCTTCCCAACTCGTTCAACAATTGAATATCAAATACATGTACAATTCAATGGAAAATGGTGGGGAAATACCACAGGATGGGGAACTTTTTCTACTGTTGATGCAACATCAACAGCAACACCAATTAGCCCCAATAACACTATGATTGACGTAGAATCTGCTAATGTGTTCAAATGGAAACATAATATTTCTACAGGATCTACTCCGACCGGATATGATTTGCAATATAGCACAGATGGCCATAACTGGTTACCCCTGGCATCCAACAAATCAACCGCCAGTTTGCAATACACTGTTCCATCCAACAAATTACCAGCCGGAAAACTATGGTGGAGAGTAAGAACATATAACGGAGATGGAATCGCAGGAGAATGGTCAAACAGCGCCGCTATTGTTGGATATGGAGCGCCTCCGACTCCTGTAATCACAAGTGTTTCCAATACTGCGCGTCCCACGGTCACATGGACAAGTTCAACTCAGATTGCTTACGATCTTGGAATTTATCAAGGCGAGACCGAAATATTAAGGACAGGAGAGACGGCTGGAACTGCCAAAACTTATGTTTCACCAGATTTCTTAGAAGATGGAACATATACAGCAAAATTAAGAATCGAAAACAGTGGGCTTTATTGGTCAAAATGGGCCACAAAAAATTTTACAATCAGAACATCTAAACCAGCAGCACCAAGCATTTCCGGAAAATCCGTAAAAAACGGAGTAATAATTATAAGCAGCAACAAAGGAAATGGTCTGTTTTTATTACGAGATGGAATCCCAATAGCCAAAATAATAAACGGACAAGCAGAAGATTATACAGCGGTAGGATGGCATGAATATAAAATCAGACTCGTTAGCGGGGCGGCATTTTCTGATTCTGCCCCATTGATGTTAGAAACAAAAATTGATCAGGCTGTAATCGCCTCAGCGGATACGCCTAAAAACATGATAGGGCCATTATTGCAATCAGAGAAAAATGCGTATCCGTCTACCAGCAATATAGCGTCAGAGATGCTATTTTATGCCGGGAGAAAATACCCAGTAGCTGTTACAACCGATGATATAACAGAGCAATTTTCCCCATCTTTTGCTTCTTTGACCCCAAATCAATATGAACGGATAAAGAAAAAGATGGAAAGTTCAACGATTGTAATTTACCGAAACAACGGGGGAGAGTGCGCATATTGCCTAATCACAAATATAAGCCCCTCAAGATCCATTTTTTTTACGTCATGGGGAATGACATTATCGCGTGTTGATTATATAGAACGTATTGATTATGACGGGGTATAACGAATGGGATTAGCGTTAGAAGGATTTACAGAACAGGAAATCAAAGATGCCTTACATGGAAGAAAAGGCAGGCAACATTACAGGTTCAGATATGAATTATTAAACAACAATGGAGCGCGTATACGAGATTTAAACGCCACCAAAGGAACTGTATCTTTAGATCACAATAACGCTATTCAGCGCGGACTTACATTAACAATATATGACGATAATGTCGATTGGTTGAAAAATAAGATTAAAGTGTATATGGGAGTGCGCATAGATCGAGCCGGAACAACACAAACGGTGGATTACAATTTTTTTGGAGCGTTATGGGAAACTACCGAAAGTTTAACATGGGAAGAAATCGACAGAGGATATATAACAAATTATATTCCTGCTCCATCCAAATGGGCAGAATGGCCTTTAGGCGTTTTTATTCCATCCACTCCTACAAAAAAAACAGGCCAAATCCACACAGAGCAAAAATGGCAGCAAAAAACAGAAGATTATAATTTTTTTGGGGCCTTATGGGAAACAACCGAAAGTTTAACATGGAATGAAATTGACGCAGGATATATTAAAAAAAGCGTTCTAATTTCTTCCGAATTAAAAGGAACAGCCAGCTATGATGTAGAATGCTACGATCTAACAGTAATTTTGAAAGAAGATGCATTTACAACCCGGTATTTTATTGCATCCGGTACGGCTTATTTGACAGCGGTACAAAATATATTAGTGTCTGCTGGAATAGAACATGTAACAGTCACAAAAGATTCTGCTGTAAAAATCGCAATAGATCGGGAATGGGATATAGGTACATCGAAGCTGGATATTATAAATACACTGCTAGAAGAAATCAATTACAATCCCATTTATTGTGACGCTAGAGGGTATATGGTGGTATCGCCATATATAGAGCCTACATCAACCAATGTTACATACGAATATGCTGCAGACGAACTATCTGTAATTGCGGCCGAAATGTCTTCTACACAAGACTTTTACAACGTACCCAATGTGTTTATTGCAACCTCACAAAATCCAGACTCAAAACAAGATTACAGATCTGTATATATAAACGACAATCCAGTTTCTCCGACATCCACAGTACAACGGGGAAGAACGATTGTATCTAGGGTTTATCAATTAGATTCTGTAGCGTCACAAGCAGAATTAGATGCTTATATTAAAAAACAGGCGTTTGACGCCAGCCAAATTTACGAAGAAATACAATTTACAACAGCGTTAATGCCTATCCACAGCAGTGGAGATGTATTATCGTTGCGGCATCCTGCAGCTAGCGGCATATATCAAGAAATTAGCTGGGAAATGGATTTATCAAACGGAGGGCAAATGACACATGTTGCAAAGAGGTTAGCGAAAATATGAGAGAAAATGTATTTGTTAAAAATGAAGAAAATTCCGAATCTCCTTTCAAACTAGCTACGGTAGGAACCATATACGATGATGGGATATCTTTAATTTTAGATGGGGATGACACGCCCAGCCAAAAAAAATATAAACGATTGAGAAATGTTGCTGTTAATGAAGGACAACGAGTTTTGTGCGTTAAAATGGGGAAAACTTCGTATATCATAATCGGAGAGCTATATCCAAGATAGAAAGGATAAAAAACATGCCAACATATTTAGAGCCTATCCAGTTGCCAATATGGGACGCAGGCGAAAGGCCACAGCGGGAACAATTTAATGACGCTTTTAAAAAATTGAATAGCGCTTATGCCGGAATTAACACAGATGCCCTAAAAAGAGCAGAAACGGCCGCATCAAATGCAAAAAAGAGCGCAGACAGCGCAGCAGACGCAGTGAAAGAAGCTCAAAGAATTGCCGCCGATGCAGGTGTAGAATATAAAATAGATGGAGATCGGGTAGGCTTTAAGCGCCCATCAGAGAAGGAATACAATTATACAGATCATTTAACTGGCCCTGTGGGGCAAACTGGGAAAAAAGGAGAACCAGGAAAGCCGATAAAAATAGCAGGAACTTTTGAAACATTAGAAGAATTGAACACAGCATTTCCGGACGGAGATGGAGATAATTCCTATCTTGTAGATGGGAAAATTTATATTTACGCTAGCGGGAAATGGAATGAAACTGTTATTGGCGCAGGCGGTTCCGGCGGGGGAGGAGGTCAAAGCGGACTGTCAATTATTCAGTGCGATTCTATTTACGACCCTACAAACAAAATACATATGTTGACTCCTGCAGATGAAAACCAAACAATTCCTACATCCGGGATAATTCCCGTGACCTTTATTCCCGACGCAGATTTCCATGCCGGAGATAAGCTGCGGTTCAATGGTCAGGACTGCGACGCAGCTTACAGCAATACAGATTTAGCCGTTGCAGATGGGGCATTCCGGGCAGGTTTTGTCACTTCTGTCGCATTCCAATTTGTGGAAGCGGGGGGGGGGGCTGAACGAACCTGTTT